TCAATCGGATACTCACAAGCAACTTCGGGTCGTCTTGCTAAGCCCACCAAGGGCAAGATGAAAGAAGGTGTCGAAAACATTAATCCCGAAAACCTTATGGCTCTCTTTAAGGCATTAGAGCACTTCGCAACTGATCCTGCTATCGTATCAACTTTGGGTACTGGCGGACTCCTTGGAGCCGTCAAGGCGATGAAAGATAAGTTTATGCCTAAAGAGCCTAAAGATCAAGAACAAATGGAAGAAGGTATATTTGATCGCCCAATGGGAAAAGTAAAAGACATGGCTGCCCGTGTCACCGGTCCCCGGCATACTCTCGGTGGCGACGAGACAAAAGAAGCTTGGGAGGCAATTGGCGGCTTTCTTAATACACGTTCCGACGAACAAATTAAACAATTTCATGAAAAGGCGCGAATCTCAATACCATTAGAGAAGTTCGCCGCAAATCTCAGACGCGCTGTTGAATACGGCGAGGAGAAGTTTAAAATTTACTCTCTTTCGGATGCTCTTGACGCTGGCTACAATAGCCGCCAAGGCCGCGGCCGCCCAAAGGGTCGACTTCGTGAAAAAGAACTTACCAAGCCCGAGAAGAAAGAAAAAGAAAAAGTTGTCAAAGGTATGAAGAAGAACAAGAAAGACTTCGAGAAAAGGTACGGCGATGACGCTGAATCCGTAATGTACGCAACTGCCACAAAAATTGCAAAAGAGAAAGCATAGCAATGTTCGGCTGGGTTGAAAGCGTTAGATCGTTTTTCTTCGGTCCAAAATCTTTAGAAAAAATAGAAGAAGAGTTATTAAACCAACTCATAAATGCTAATTCCAAATATTCTGAAAATATACAAGGTATATTTAAACACACTATTGAAACTGGGTTTGGTGATATAAAGAACGATTTACCTCCAAATGACAATGTGGTAGGGATGCTTGAGGCACTCCCCTGGATTAATCAAAGCTACCCAGAAATATTTGAAGCCGCCGGCTATTACGAAAACATGACAGGTGACTTACATAGACTTTTTGGTTGGGGAAGACTTATTCGAATACCAGGTATAGCTTACAATCCTTCAGCGATGGGTTGGATTACTCGTCAAGATAAATTTATCAAATCGGTCAACTCCGAAGAGAATACCCTAGAGACAGAAAATTCACAGCAATTTGTGCGGTATCTAATAAAAAACGCCAAAAATGGAATCCAAGAAACTAATTAGATTGATTGGAGAAATGCACGATGGCAAGAGCACAAGGATTTATTGATACTTGGTTAAGTAAATTAACCTCTAGAAAATTAATGGTATGGGGTGTAGCCACCTACCTCGCAATGTCGGGACAGTTAGCTAGCGAAGACTGGGTAATTATTTCGGCAATTTACATTGGCGGCCAGACTGTATTAGACGGTATTGCCAAATTAAGAGGTTATGATGGTTAAAACAAAGATTATTACATTTGTTGTAAACCATTGGAAAGAGCTATTAATATTACTATTAGCTCTTATTGTGTTTGGTAAGATGAAACACGATTACAGACTCATGCAGAAAACATACAAAACCCAAATAGAATCTGCCCGGTCACAGATCGAAGGGCTCAAAGAAATTCATAAACAAGAGATTCGAGAAAAGCAGTTGCTAATGGAAGAACATCTTGAGTCGATGGCAAACATCGAAGAAGATTATGAAAAAGCTCTTGAGATGATAGAGAACATAAGAGAAGATAAGAAAGGCAAATACACCAACAAGTTCAACCAAGACAGGGAAGAACTTATAAAAGATATAGAAACTAAATTTGGGATCCAGTATGCTCCTTAAACTCTTACTATTACTCACCATGTCTGCCAATGCAACTACGCCTAAGTTTACGATACTTGAATACAAAGCTCCCGCTCCTTTCGCTGGCGTCCTGTTCGATGAAAATGCTCTGGCTAAAATATTAACTGAGTATGATATAGCAACCTATTCCTGCGAAATCAAAACTGATTACGAAACAAAGATCTTACGAGAAGAATACGAATACAAATTAGAAAATCTTAAAATCGAACACAACGCTTTGACAAAAGAATATGACCTGTTTATAGAACAGAAGGATAAGGAAATTAGTTCCTTAGCAAATTCTTTGGAAAAGACCTCACCACGTTATAAGTGGTTATGGTTTGTGGGCGGTGTCGTTGTCGGCGGCACTACCTATTACGCTATCGATAAACAACTATCACAATAATGATATTCAACGATGACATCGATGCCTGGGAGAACTGCAACCCTGCAGATCTTTGGGTATTTAATAAGTTAACCGTCTCTAGGACACTCAACTATTCTTGTGGGCCAACCGGAACGGATGTGCCAAGGCCAGCCACATATATTACCAGACCCTGCATCAATCTGATGGGAATGGGTCGCGAAGCTAAATTTGTTTTTATTGAAGAAGAGACAGACGATATTGTACCCATAGGACATTTTTGGTGTGAGGTATTCAAAGGCCGTCACTTATCGATGGATTATCGTTGGGGACAACAAGTCCTGGGAGTCGAAGGGTTTCGTAACCCCGATGACCCACTCTACAGGTTTTCGCTTTGGAAAAAAGTGCAAGATAAAATACCATTACCGAAAGTTTTTGAAACTTTGTCTAAAAGATACGAGTATATTAATATAGAATATATTGATGGTAATCCAATAGAAATTCATTTGCGTCACAATCCTGATTTTCACAACAAAGATTATACTGCTCTGATACCTGTTTGGGAAGACGCTGGAACTACCCATCCGAATTTCATAAAAGATGAAGAATACAAACGAAAAGGATTTATTGTTATAAAATGAGTAAAAACCCCGATAAGATTGCTGCAATTGAAAAAGTTATAAAAGAAAAATATGGTGATGAAGCAATTGCAAACCCCAAAGCGTTTTGGGATGAAGATAAAGAAAAAGATTATCTCCAACAAATGAAAGAGTTTTATGCTAAAACTTCTAAAAATTTAGAATGGGAAGATAAAATTGACGTAAATGGTATAAAGGTATCGAAAAAACTACTTAATAAAGAACCTCGTAAAAATTGTCCTGTCTGTGGAATATTTCCAAAGATATCTATGGATGATGTCTGTTTAGTCAAATTTGGTTGCTGCAACACTTGTTATATCAACTATGTCGAACACAGAGAAGAACGATGGGAAAATGGTTGGAGACCAGATTTAAAAAAGGATAAATAAAAATGGCAACAGTTTACGATATAGTTAAGGGCTTGTCCCAAGCAGCAGCTAACGCTTACGATGGCGCGCTCGATGAAAACAATGAGCCCCTCAAGATTGGGCTTAACCGTGAGGACGGTGACGCAATTCTCGATCAGAGAGTGATGGACGGATTTAAAGTTCGTTTTTCTGGCAACATCATGCACCTTACCTACATGTCAGAAGTCCAGTTAAAGAAAGTTCACCAAAATGGATTCGAAGACGAAGTTGTTGCAACGGTGAATGAGGTTGTTAAGTTTCTTAAAAAAGAATACCGCAAGATTACTGGTGAATCCGTTTCATTATCTCAAATTGAAGAGTGCGACATTAGAGTAGAAAGTTCCTCTAACGTTCGTTCTTGGTTGGTGGCGTGTCAAAGCTACACTGTCGGTGGACTCGAAGAAGAAATGAATAACGAAGATGGCAGCAAGGCACCTGGTGAGTACTGGCAAGACTTTATGTCTCAAGGTGGCTGGACTGGTGACGGCGGCAAGCGCCCCGACAATGATACCAGGAAGAAGGAATCGTAAGATGAAAATTTCCGTATCTGAATTGGATATGATTATTCAAGAAGAATTAAAACAAGTCTTGGAAGAACAGCCGCAAGATCCCACTAAGCTCAAAACCAAAGCTATGTCAACTGCTGCATACAAAAGAGATGCACTCGGTAGAATTGCAACTGCCGGTGAAGAATACACGGCAACGGAAAACAGTTTTGTCAATCAGATAGAACAATTTTTATCTGACATTGCAGCTAAGCCCGGTGTTGACTTACCAAAGTATAAATCTCAGTTGCAATTATTGCTTACAAGACTACAAACCATAGTCGCGCCGGATATAGAAGAACCTGAAGCTCCTGCGGTGACAGAAGACGAGCGCTCCGCCTACGACGTTAGTCAAGGTCACCCGATGGTAGAAGAAGCCAACGACAAGCTTCATGAGGCTTTCCTCGCCCTTGATAATTTAACTGACTTAATAGACGCTAAGGGTCTTGGAGCCCTCGGCGACATGCAAGCCGGCACCAACATAGAAGAGCTTCGCTCTAAAATACAGCAGATAAATCGCTTAGCAACATATTTGGAGAATTAAAATAATGAAAATCACCCAAGCAAAATTACGCAAGATTATTATAGAAGAATATATTAAAGAAGAAAACTTACTTGAAGCAGATCAAGAAGAAATTGAAAAGCTCTTGCAACAAATCCAAGGAGACAAATACCGTTCTCCAGAAGCGAGAGATCCCAAAAGGTTTAAAACCAACGATGGTAACACCGCTGCAATGGAACGACCCCATTCGCCGGATGAAACTATGGCTGATCCAGTTACTGGTTCTGATGAAGAAGTAGTCATGTCAGACAATATAAAAGACGCAATACTTAAGATAGTACAAGGTTCTTCTCCTGCCGAAGTAGCAGAGATTTTCAACGCTGTGTTCGGTGAAATACAGCCCGAAGAAGAAGAGGGGACTCCTGAGACTCTTTATACTCCTGGTGCCGAAGGAAGACCTACTGCGGGATTCAAATTGCAAGAGCTTAAAGAAATGATTAGAAAAGCTATATCAGAGAGTGTATGAGTTTTGAACTTACCAAAAAACAAAAGTTCCAAGAAATATTAAAGTGTGGTAAAGACCCGGCTTACTTTCTTAAAAACTATGCCCGTATATCTCACCCGATGCACGGGCTAATCCTTTTTGATACATACGACTTTCAAGATGTTCTGTTGAACGATTTCAACGATTATCGATTTAATGTAATTCTCAAAGCAAGACAGTTGGGAATCTCAACGATTACGGCCGGCTATATCTCTTGGTTAATGTTATTTCACAAGGATAAGTCTATTCTTGTTATGGCAACCAAGTTTGCTACCGCTGGTAACTTAGTCAAAAAAGTTAAAAGCATCATGAAGAACTTACCGGAGTGGATCCGCATTGCGACCATTTCAGTAGATAACCGCACGTCCTTTGAGTTATCAAATGGTTCCTCTATCAAGGCTACTTCAACATCTGGTGATGCCGGCCGTTCAGAAGCCCTGTCACTGCTTGTACTTGATGAGGCCGCCCACATTGAAGGCTTGGAAGAACTGTGGACTGGTCTGTACCCTACGCTGTCAACCGGTGGTCGTTGCATCGCACTGTCTACTCCAAACGGTGTAGGTAACTGGTTTCACAAAACTTGCGTCGATGCTGAAGCCGAGGCAAATAACTTTCACCTGACAACGCTACCGTGGGACGTACACCCAGACCGTGATGAAGAATGGTACAAGAAAGAAACCAGAAACATGTCAAAGAGACAAATCGCTCAGGAGCTGGAATGTAACTTCAATACTTCCGGTGAGACTGTGATAGATTCACAGTGTATGGAATGGCTGATGTCTAATGTGTGTGAACCAAAACACAGAACAGGGTTTGATAGAAACTTCTGGATATGGGAAGAGTTTGATCCTACGTGCAATTATCTCATGGTAGCCGATGTAGCCAGGGGAGATGGTGCTGATTATTCTACATTCCATATGATTAAACTAGAAACCTTACAGATTGTAGGAGAGTATCAGGGCAAGCCAACGCTTGATATGTATGCCAATATGTTAAACCAAGTCGGCAGAGAATACGGGAATGCTATGCTTGTTGTGGAAAACAACAACGTTGGGTACTCAGTACTAGACAAACTAATAGAGGCAGCCTACCCTAATCTATATCACTCCATCAAGTCAACGCACGAATACATAGAACAATATCAAGCAGAGATTAGAAACTCTGCCGTACCTGGATTTACTACTTCGTCAAAGACGCGACCTCTTATAGTCGCGAAATTAGAAGAGTTTATCAGAAATAAACTAATTACGATATATTCTTCTCGCACAATCAACGAGATGAAAACCTTTATTTGGAGGAATGGTAGACCACAAGCAATGAAAGGATATCATGATGACTTAATCATGGCCCTTGCAATCGCTTGTTGGGTTAGAGACACGGCCATACAGAGCAGCGCAAGGGAATTAAACTACCAACGTGCCTTCGTAGACGCCATCATGACTTCTAAAACTACCATGAATACACAAATAAAAGGTCAAATAGGATACAAAAAAAGCGATACTTTTGATAAAATGAAGGAAGCTAAAAACACTTATGACCAATATAAGTGGATTATAAAGTGAGAAACTAAATGGCAAACGAAAAAGGCAGCAACCCAAAAAACAATAATTCTCAATTATTCAAATCTTTGACAAGATTGTTTTCTGGTCCAATTATTAATTACCGTTCCCAATCGGGACGAAGAATCCGTCGACAACACCTGGATAAGTTCTCTTCTAGATTCAAGACAGCTTCAGGACAGCAGTTCAAAAAAGCACATTACAGCCCTCTAGACCAGATTGGCGCTAATGCAATTGCGAACCAACGACGTTCGGAGCGATATGTTGACTTCGATCAGATGGAGTACACTCCAGAGATTGCATCAACACTTGACATCTATGCAGATGAAATGACAACTTATTCAGATCTCCGACCGATGTTGAATATTAAATGTCCGAATGAGGAAATCAGAGCAGTGTTGGCAATCTTGTATGAAAACATTCTTAATGTTGAGTACAACTTGTTTGGTTGGTCCCGCACTATGTGTAAGTACGGAGACTTTGTTCTCTATCTTGACATTGATGACAAGTACGGAGTTCAATCTGCTATCTCTTTGCCGCCTCAAGAAGTTGAAAGATTGGAAGGATTAGACTCAACCAATCCAAATTACGTACAATACCAGTGGAATTCTGGTGGAATGACTTTTGAAAATTGGCAGGTAGCCCACTTCCGTGTTCTTGGAAACGATAAATACGCCCCTTACGGTACTTCTATTTTAGAACCCGCACGTCGTATCTGGCGTCAACTTACATTAATGGAAGATGCTATGATGGCTTACCGAGTTATCCGTTCTTCTGAACGTCGCGTCTTCAAGATTGACGTTGGCGCAATTCCCCCACAAGAAGTGGAACAGTTCATGGAGAAGACCGTAACACAACTTAAAAGAAACTCAGTCGTTGACCCTGATACAGGCCGCGTTGATTTAAGATATAACCCAATGAGTATTGAGGAAGATTACTTTATTCCCGTACGTGCAGGTTCCGTTACAGACATTCAAAATCTTGCCGGCGGACAGAACACGACAGCAATTGACGATGTTAAGTACTTGCGAGATAAATTGTTTTCCGCTCTCAAGATCCCACAATCTTATCTTACCATGGGAGAAGGTGCTACCGAAGACAAGACCACTCTCGCTCAAAAAGACATTCGCTTTGCTAGAACTATTCAAAGACTCCAGCGCGTTGTCATTTCTGAGCTGGAAAAAATTGGAATTATCCATCTCTACACATTGGGCTTCCGCGGCGATGACTTGTTAGCATTTAAATTGTCCCTCAATAACCCATCCAAAATCGCTGAACTTCAAGAGTTGGAGCATTGGAAATCTAAATTTGATATTGCTGCAGGCGCCACTGAGGGGTTCTTTTCTCGTCGCTGGGTTGCCGACAATATTTTTGGTATGTCTCACGAGGAGTTCATTAGGAACCAACGAGAGATGTATTACGATCGCAAACATGATGCAGCATTGCAGCAAGTTGCCGAATCGGCGGCAGGCTCCGGCGGAATCGGTGGTGGACTTGGTGGAGGTGATCTTGGCGGTGGTCTCGGTGGAGACCTAGGCGGAGACGACCTGGGTCTTGATGCAGGCCCAACAGAAATGCCGGCAGACGCTGCTGGTGGCGGTCCAGAAACCCCACCGGCCGATGCAGACGCGGGAGATGATTCATCACTCTTAGCGGTACCCCCTGGTTCTAGACCTTCGAGGAGATTGAGTAAGTACGAAAAAAGTGATTACTTAAGAAAGGATGGTGTTAATGATAAGCGCGGTCGAGGCAAACGCGGTCAGTCGATGAAGATGACGGGTATGCCAGAAACCAACACGCCAAGAACTAACAATTTGGGCGGTTCACAATTATCAGCACTTGGAAGAGGTACTTATCAGGAACAAACATCTATATATTCTGATAGGGAACTCAACGAAGAGCAGAAAATACTTGAGATGAATAATTCAATTAAATCATTAATTGATGTTTTAGACAAAAAAGAAAAACTATTGACGGAGCAAAAAGATGAAACACAATAAAAAAAGAAATACAGCGTTCGTTTTCGAAACCCTTGTAAAAGAAATTACTGCTGCTATTATTAAAAACGATGAAGAACGTAAAAACAAGGCTGTTAAAATTGTAAAAAAACACTTTAAGCCCGATAGTGCTCTTCGCCAACACTTGGACTGCTACAAGTCTCTTTACGAAAATCAAGAATTGCCAAGAGAAACTTGTGAAAAAATCCTGAGAGAAGCAAACATTGCCAGCAGGATGATTGATCCTCAAGGCTTGTTTAAACAGCAGACTGCTCTCATTAACGACATTAACAAAGAATTAGATCCTACAGTGTTTAATAACTTTGTGCCAAACTACAAGACTTTGGCTACAATAGATCAGATCTTCAATACGCGCACAACCCCGAGAACAAAGGTTATGTTGGAGAATCAAATTGTTGAAAACATGTCTTTGTCATCCGAGGTACAAGAAATAAGTGAGATTGATGGTCTTACCCTCACTACCTTCATTAACAAGTTTAATGAAAAATACTCCGATACTCTCCTCGACGAGCAGAAAGAATTGTTAAATTACTACATCACTTCTTTTGTTGACAACGCCGTCGAGCTTAAAATGTTTTTAAATGAAGAAATAGTTAGATTGAGAGAGCACGTAAGCTCTATCTCAGATGAGGAATTACAAGATAAGGCTACCCTTATCTCAGAAAAGCTTGATACTTTTAAATCTACAGAGATCAATGAAACTATCTTGCTTACAGTCTTGAAGACTCAACAGCTTGTAAAGGAACTCAACGATGGCAGTAATAATTAAAGTAGGCGCCGGCGCCAACAAGAAGAAAGTAAAACTTGAACTCGACTTGCGCCGCTCTATGAACGGTGATCTTATGATTTTCGATCATGGAGATATCGATATTGTCTTGTCGCCAGACAAGAAAAAAGTTGTCACTTTCCCAAAAGAAACGATGACTGATTTAGTTTATGGCGCTCAAAATCGATTGTTCTCTCATCTACGCAGGAAAGGACTCGTCGTTCCAGAAAGCATTCAAGCAGGATCATTTTTTGGCTCCTTTGAGGCGACACTGGAAGAGTCTTCCGATCCCAACAGTTCCTCTGCAAAGATGGCTTTAATCAATATCTCAAATTTTATTGATGAGGAAAGACCTTACTTCGAACAAGTAGAAGCTATTGTTTCTGCCGAAGAAGAACACCTGATAGAGCCTGATAACGAATACTCAACTGAACTCGGAGAAGTGCCACAGGCTGCTGAGAAGGGCAGCATACGACCCGGATACATCAGAGATCCTTACTCGTACAATTACTTATACACGGTCTAGGAGAATATTATGGGTGAAATGAAACTAATACTTGAAAACTGGGACACGTTTGTTAACGAACAGTTTGATGCATGTCCCGAACAACCAGTTGACATTGATACATTTGTAAATGGTTTGGAGATTGCTTCATTGGATCCAGACGTTCAAAAACAAAGAATCGAGAAACTTAAAAGCCAAGGTGAAAACGTTGAAAAGTTAAATCAAATATTAACTGTTGCTGGTTTACTTGGCGGTATACCAGCCGCCGCGGCATCCGGCGGTGCCACTCTTGGAGCTACAGTCGTTGGCGTCTTTGCAAATTTAATCAATGACGTACAGCAAGAAAAGGTAACTACCAAAACAGCAAATCTCTTACGGCTCCTGTGTATTGACACAGCACTTCTCGCAACCATTGACAATGATATTGAAAAAAATTATTGGTCCAACAGCGGCATTCAAGATGAGATTGAGGCTTACATTAAAACAGCCAGAGCGAACACTACCCCAGATCCAATGCCGGATTTTACGGCACACTTGGTCGATTGGCTTAATACAGACTCAAGCTCTCCGTACGCACAAGAAGGGACACCCGGCATAGACACAGACATAATTGTGAGGAAATAATGGAACTTTTAACATTTATACTTTGCGCTTACGGACTTACACAAATAATTGTATATGGAAAAGTCTTTAAGAAAATCAGACCCACAAAAGGAAGAGCTGGAGAATTATTTCGCTGCCCCATGTGTATGGGCTTTCATGTTGGCTGGTTTTTATTGCTACTTTCTCCATTCACAGAACTATTTAACTTTGATGTAACGGTAACCAACTTCTTTCTTATGGGCTGGTTATCGTCGGGAACTTCTTATGTTCTCAACATGATTTTTGGAGACGAAGGATTTAAACATGAATACAAACAGACAAACCCAGATACCTGCCACCTGGACAAGCAAGTGGATGTTGCAGCCAGTTAGACACTGCTGTAAGGGAAGTTAGCTATGGGTAAACAATTACTTAGAGAATATTACCAGCTTTGCGAAGGCGGAGTTTGCCAAGATTTATTAACCGAAGAAGAAAAGCGCATGATTCGGGAAGATGATGTTATGATCCTCACAGGCGTCATGCAGATGTGTGGTGTTAAGAATGGTAACGGACGTATGTATACCGAATCCGTAATGAAGAGAGAGATTAAAAAATATCAAGAGTTGGTTAAAGCCCAACAGGCTCTTGGAGAATTAGACCACCCTCAAGAAATTGAGATATCTCTTGTAAACGTTTCCCACAAGGTTACATCGATCTGGATGGATGGTAATAAAGTTATGGGTAAAATTCAAGTATTAAATACGCCCGCCGGCAAGACACTCCGCGCATTGGTCGATGGTGAGTGTTGTATTGGAATCTCTTCGAGAGGTACTGGCTCACTGATTGAAAAAAACGGAGAACAGGTTGTTGCCGAAGATTTTGAACTTGTGTGTTTCGATATGGTTTCGACACCCTCGACACCCGGTGCATACATGCGACCTGAAACAGGCAATCAGTCGATGAGTATGTCGATGAGAGAAACAAAAGAATTAAAAGAAAGTAACGTCGATGATTTAATCAACGACATTTTAAACGGATAGAAAATGAAAAAAACAGAATTAAAAGAAATAATCAAACCTCTCGTAAAAGAATGTATACAAGAAGTTCTTATAGAGGAAGGGTTGTTGTCTAATGTTGTGTCAGAGGTTGTGAAAGGTCTTGGTACCCAAAGTATTGTGGAACAAGCTCCGGTACCGCGCCCGGCACCTCAACCAAAAATAAACAATAATGCCCTGAAAGAACAGCGCGCAGCATTGATGAACGCAATAAACAAAGATGCATATAATGGAGTTGATCTTTTCGAAGGCACCGACGCCATGTCATCCTATGAAGCAACCCCGCAACCCGCAGGCGCCGTAGACTTGGGTAATCCAAGCGACCCTGGCGTTGACATCAGCTCGCTCATGGGTGCATCATCTCAAATTTGGAACAGGATTAAATAGATAATGAAAAAACAAGCACAAGTGATTACTAAGCGTAACCACCCCAAAGAAAGCAATGAAAGACTAATAAGAAAGTTTCTTAAAAAAGTCAAGAAAGAAAGAATCGTAGAAGAATGCAGGGACAGGAAACATTACAACAAGCCCTCAGTCAAGAAACGTATAAAAAAGGAAAGAGCCGAGCGCACTCGACTTCGCGAACAAGCTAAAAAGCTTAAAGCACAACAAAGACGCGCTAGAAAAAATTAATGACTATTTATAGTGTGATTTAAATATTTAAGGAGTTTTATAATGGGAAGTTGGAATACCGAACCCGGCCTAAATCATGTAGGCGCATATCAGGTAAGTGGGAAGCCATTTGCCACAGGCAGTCTTAACTGCAAAGTAGACGCACAACCTATGGAAGGGTGCGTTGTTAACTTTCCATACGTCACGTCATGGGTAAAAATTGTTAACAAAGATCCAGCAAACACAGTTAGAGTGGGATTTAGTATCTCCGGTGTTACAGGATCTTTTAACTTTTTCGAAGTTGGAAAGGCATCCACTGCAAACGTACACAACGACAGCGGCATGTTGGATTTCAAGGTATCGTCTATCGTTCTATCCGGCTCGACCACCGTCGATGTCGTTGCTGGCTTAACTAACATCCGAACTGGCCTCACAGCTACAGCTCAAGGCGCAAACTGGTCGGGCTCTGTAGGGGTAGGCTAGACTAATGTCGAGTTTTGGCTGGGCTTATGTTGATTGCTCCGACACTTCTGGTGATGGTGCTGCTGCAGGACCAACTGGTTCTCTCCAGTTTACAACTGGATCTGACGGCCATACTACAGGTTCGGCTAAATTAGTATATTACACAGCCTCTTATGGAGAGCACACCGAGCCCTCCACATTAGTGTTATCTGGTAATATGATTGTCACTGGTACCCTGAGTGCTAGTGTTTTCAATTACGAGAACATTTCTATTATTGATGCAACCGGTTCGACATTCTTTGGTAACACCATTGATGACAGACACTTCAGAACAGGTAGCTTGGCGATTTGGTCGGGAACAACTGCAATATTGAGCGCTAGCTCCTATTCAAAGCAAACCTTCGTTAAGGGCTTTGGAGGGGGCTACACCAACGTTACGAGCAGCCACTACACTGCGTCAACCTCTGACTACCTTCTCGGCGTTGCAACCCCCTTTACGGGCGGTACAGCGCCTGTTAGAATAACAATACCGAATCCTAGCACATATAGTGCCGGCGCTGTACTGGTGGTTAAGGACGAAGCCTCTCTTAGGGGAGGTTCAAGTATTGTTCTTACTAGATCGGTTACTGATACATATACATTCGATGGCGATGCATTCTATACCTTGACTGGTACAATGCCAGCAATTAGTTTATATTCAAATGGAAGCAACTGGTTTGTCTTCTAGTTAATAGAGGAGGCATGTAGATGGCTTATAACAACATGTCGGGCACTGTGTTCTTGCCCGCAGAACTTAGACCTCGGATAGATATAGCATATGCCAATATTCTATCAGGTAATTTAAGTACGTCTGACGCAGCCGATGTCATTAATGTACCTCGTGTATCTAACGCTACCAACAATGCAATCCTTACAAATGTCAATGGAGATGCTAATAACTTAGTTTGTGAAAGCAACCTGACGTTTGATGGTAATACCTTGAATGTTACAGGAGACATAACAGCATCTGCTGGGGCTTCGTTCCTTGGGGCAGTAAACATCTCTAGTAGTACTGGCTTAACAATCACAGGCTCTATATTACCATCTGGTAGTACTGTATTCAATTTAGGTTCTGAAACACAAAGATGGGGCTCGATATTTGTTGGCACTGGTTCAGTTCACCTTGGTCCTAACTGTTCCATCAGTTCTATTCCGAACGGAATTGTAATGAATAAGTCTACGTTCATTACAGGCGCCTTATCAGCAAGTTTGAATATTTCTGCTTCTGCTTTCTATGGCGATGGTAGCAATCTCATAAATGTAAGAGCAGACAATGTTGTTGCGGAAGGACCAACTAACTCTTTACAGTTTCACGACCCGGCCGATGGTGACTTAACAGGCTCCTCAAATTTAAAATACGTCAACAGTGCCCTTTTTCTAACTGGTGCTCTTTACTTAACTGGTACTCTAGATTTAGATGGCGACTTGGTTCCAGCCACGGCCAATGCTCGTGATTTAGGAACAGCAGCAAAACCATGGCGCTCACTATACATCTCCGAAGACACCATTTATTTTGGAAATGATTCTTTAAGTGTGGAGTCCGGCAACATGAAATTTGGGTCTGGCTCTGCAACTAAAGGTTTCAACGTCGGTCACATGCATCTTAAAGATAGAGGCATAGTTATGGATCAAGGCAGAGTCTTCAATCTTGCAGCACACCAGATGAAATTTAATGGTGGTATCGCAGTTAAAAGAAACACAATTTCTGAAAACCATATAATGACTAATGGAGAATATCTGATTGCAGTACAAACAGATCAATTGACCGGTTCAACTGTGGCGGTAACATTGCCCCCTGGAACCACCGTTGTCAACGGCCAAACTTTCATCATAAAAGATGAAGGAGGCGCCGCTTCCACAAAACCAATCACAATTTTGACCCAAGCTGACAATTTAATCGATGGTAAAAATTCAGTGGTTTTAGAGTCTCCCTACGCAGCTATTACTCTTTATTGTAACGGCTTAGATAAATACTTTATTTGCTAGTTTTCTTTACTCCAAATGTGGACTAATTAAACTTGAATGCTGGGCTTGTCTGTACCTTCGGGTCCATACTGGTCTAGCATTTTTTATATAATTCATAATTTAGGAGAAATATATAATGGCTTACAAATTTCAATTAGGTGATGCTATCCTTTCTGGTGCTCTCAAGCAAGAAGGTGATATTGACATCATTTCCGCCGGCAAACTTAAAGTCGGCAGCACCGTCGTAATCGACGCTGCTCGTAACCTCTCGGCCTCGACTCTCGACGGCCAGTTGCAAAACCCTGCAACATCTCTCGAACTCGCTGACACTGATGATGTTAGCGAAGGTTCTTCGAACCTTTACTTCACCGACGCTCGCGCTCGCGCTGCTATCTCCATGGAAGCCGATCGCTTCATCGAGTACAACTCTAGCACTGGTGCTTGGACTATGAACGAGGCTCTTTTGTCAAGTTCCGTTCGCGGCATGGTTTCTGTAACTGATGCTGGCGGTGACGGCTCCATGGCTTACAACGCTTCAACTGGTGTCCTTACATACACAGGCCCTTCTGCTGCTGAAGTCCGCGCTCACATGACCGCTGGCGAAATGCTTGAAGTTTCTGCTGGTGTCTACAAGATCAAGGCTTCCGAGTACTCTGCTTCTTGGGCTGACGCTCTTGCAACCAAAAACACTGCTGACTTGGCTGAAGGTACAAACCTTTACTTCACCGACGCTCGTGCTCGTGCTGCAGTATCTGCTGTAGACGCTGGTGGTGACGGTTCTTTTGCTTACAACGCTTCGACAGGCGTTTTCACTTACACCGGTCCTTCGGCCTCTGAAGTCCGCGCTCACATGACCGCTGGCGAAATGCTCGAAGTTTCTGCTGGTGTTTACAAGATCAAGCACACTGAATTCTCTGGTTCCGCACTTGATGTTATCGCTCACGCTGATGCTGCTGCCGGTGTTCGCAGCCACATTTCTGTGACTGATGCTGGTGGTGACGGCTCCTTGGCCTACAACGCCTCTTCGGGTGTTATTACTTACACCGGTCCTTCGGCCGCTGAAGTTCGCGCTCACTTGAGTGTTGCCCCTGAAGCAATGATCGATTACTCTTCTGGTGTGTTTAGCATCGACGAAAGCGAATTCTCGGGTTCTGTACTCGACACCATCGCTCACGGTGATGCTGCTGCTGGTGTTCGCGGTCACTTGTCCGTATCTGACACTAACTCGATGGATATGTCCTTCGCAGGTGGTGCTTTCTCTGCAGACCTTAGACTCAACTCTGGCGACGGTGATGCTTCCATGGAAGTTGTTGCTGGCGGTCTTCGTCTTAAGTCTACAGTTGCAGGCGCTGGTCTCACACTTGCTAGTGGTGTTCTTTCGCTCGACGGCGCTGTCGTCACCGCAGTCGGTGATGCAGACGCTACTCTTGCCGAAGGCTTCAACTACGGCTCCGCAGACCTTACAGCTAACCGTACCTGGACTCTTCCAGCCGCTCCTGCTGCTGGCGATGTCGTACACGTTAAAGCTCCGCTTGTTGGTTCCAACAAGCTCATCATCGCTGCTGGCTCTGGTGATAGCATTGACGGTGTGGCTTCTATCGAAATCGAATCCGATTCCGGTGCTGTCTCCTTGATGGCTATCTCGGATGCTGCATGGAGAATCTTCTAATCTAAACATAGTTTTAGACTTAGGCTATTGTCTTGGGTGCCCTCCTTGTGGGGGCATCCTTTTTTATGAGGCTATTTAGTAATATAATTCTATTTATTGTTGAGAGGATATAATATGGCTTACAATGTACTCAAGGGCGCAGTAGAGGGTTCCGTGGATCAACACGGAGATCAAGAGATCGGCGGCATCAAAGTTTTTAAAAACACTATTAGTGCCAGTGTTTTTTATGATACAGACGCAGAATCCCCCTGTGCTACCATGAAAGATGTGGCAATCAAGAAAATTAAAGGCAACATCAATGACGGTATTATTATTGCCGATAAACAACACGGTGCCCGAACACACCATAACTTAACATACAATAGCGATTCTCAGACATTAGATGTGAAAAACATCAATGCTAGTACAATTGCAGGTTCAGGAATTTATTTGCATACAATCCCTACAGATAAATTTGTAAGCAAAATCAATGCTAATTTTGTTGATTACGGCTCTGGGTTACAGAACGTAAGAGGAAAGCTGCAGGTTAAATTATCCCAAGGTCTCTTTATGGAAGAAGATTCTTTGAGTGTAGCAGTAGCTAACAATTCTGGATTGTACTTTGAAGACAATAAGCTGACTACCGATATTGCCAAGGTTGAAAAAATCAACCTTGCAGGCCAAAACCTTAGCGACGATGATTTATTACTTGTCAGTGACATTTCTTTAGGCAAGACCAAGAGCACAACAATCAGGAACTTATTTGATAGCTACATCAACATGAAGATACCGCATGCATCTGGCAATAAAAACGAAATCCAATTAAAAGGTAGAACCGGCTTTGAATCAACAGCCGCCTTTAGCTTCAACACAGATAGCAATTCTTTGAATGTCGAAGGCAAAATATCATCGATAAACACCCAGATTAAAAATAAATTAGTCTGTGAAGGTTCTGTTTACAAAAAAATCAGAACTGTTAAAGAAGAAAATTACGAAGTACAAAGTGACGATTACACAATTCTTTGTGATGCGTCAAACAACAAAATGAATGTCAATCTCCCACCACCTGTCAACAACCAAGGCAGGGTATTGATTTTCAAAAAAGCTAACTCTAACCAATACAAGCTAAATGATAATGAAATTACATTAAGCTGTAAAGAAGGTAAAATTGACATTGGCAATAATGAGTTAATGAAAATGAATTACTCATCGCGAACTTTGCAGTGCGATGGAGAAAATTGGTGGATTATTGGAACTAAAGGTTCCTAGAGAATATTTAATACAAACGGAGACTAACACTAAATGGCTTATAATTCTAACAAAGGCCCCCAACACAGCGGCGATATTCAATTTGAAGGAGATCCTAACGACGTTCAGATTGATTTCGAAAACGATCAAGTATCACTAAAAGCTGGTGGTGTAAACAGATTGACCGCTGATAGTGGTAGTGTATCAATCTCTGGAAGTTTAAGCGCGTCAGCGGACGTAAAAGCCACTGGCAACATACACGCAACTGCATACTATGGCGATGGTTCCAACCTTTCAGGCGTGGGTGGTGGTGCTTCATCAGGTTCTGCCAGACTTTACAGCAGCACCGGTGTAGAAACATCAGGGTTCTTAAAAGTTAGTGGCTCATCCACAATCACTACTGTGTCTGGCACCACAGCACAATTCACAGTTTTAACTGCCAGTCAAATAGTTGGTGGCTCTCCAATAAGTATTTCAGCGTCCTCTATAACATTTACTGGTAGTGTTGAATTCAGTGGTTCCTCCACAATTTCGGCATCAAGCGCCACACTCACATCGCTTACAGCCAGCGCAATATCTGGTGGCTCTCCAATCGAAATTTTTGGAGACACTGTTACAATCACGGGAGATGCAGGTATTGCTCTCCGAGGTCCAGTATCCAGTTCTGGCGTTATCGCAGCGGTTGGTAACGCCGTATTTGGCGGAACAGTAGCAAGCACTGGCTCTATGACAGCCGCTGGTATGTTTACAACTTCGTTGTCTGCATCCAGTATTTCACAATTGGTTGGGTCAATATCCAGTTCCGGTGACGTTGCAGTTTCCGGAAACATACATGCTACTGAGTTCCATGGAGACGGTTCGTATTTGTCTGGCATTTCAGCAGGGGCTGTATCCGGCGCCGCGAGAGTTTATAGTGTGACTGGTTTAGAGACTTCCGGATTCTTAAAGGTATCAGGTTCCTCGGTAATGGAAGACATTACGGCAAATGGTATAACAAACGTCGGAGCATATTCCGGTTCGGGCGTCCTTGCAAACGTAGGATCCATCTCTTCATCGGCCAACTTGGCAGTAACTGGCGCGGTACATGCTGCTAACTTTTACGGAGATGGTTCAGGTCTTGTCAATGTTCCAGCAGGCGCCCCTACATCTTTGTCTGGCACAACAGCGCAATTAACAACTGGAGTCGAAACTTCTGGATTCTTAAAGGTGTCTGGTTCGAGTGACTTCGCTACAACCATAACTGCTTCAAACGGAATAAACATTGGCAACAACAATGCTTCCGCATCATTTGGACCCAAGGCGTTAGAAATTTATTGGAATGGCACCAACGGTGTAATGGAAAGCGAGGTAGGGCATTTAAATATACGTGTCAACCAAAGCGCTAAAGATATTCGTCTTAGAATGGGTGATGCCGCCGGTTCCTCGAAAGTTGAATTTAGAACCAATGCCGATGCAAATGTTGTCACAGTTGATTCAAATGGGTTAATCTCTGGCTCCGGCGGTTTACAGATTGTTGGTTCTATCTCATCTTCTGCTGACGTAGCCGTCTCTGGAAATATTCATGCGACCGCTTATTACGGAGATGGGTCTGGCCTATCAGGTGTGGGCGGCAGCGCTTCTGGTTCTGCTAGAGTTTACAGTACCACCGGACTAGAAACATCTGGTTTCCTAAAAGTTTCGGGATCCACTACCCTAGCTGGAACATTGAGAAGCGCTGGTAAGATACAATCGACAAATCACGCATATAGCTTCGGTGCAGGGACGATACATTTTATTCCACTGAACGGCTCCACCAATGAATCCACTACACCTGATTACCGCCACCAGTTCGTTGCACCGTTCAACGGAAGACTCAGGAGAGTCTATGCACGCACCAAACTTAATCCGAATGGTACCTGTACCGCAAACATAACAGTTGGTTCTGACGGCACTGAAGACTTCAACGCTGGTGGTGCAATCGTCGAGTCTCAATCAATCACAATCAGCGCCGCAAATACCACTGGCACATTCAATCTCACAGGTTCTCAACATTTCACCGCAGGTCAAATCATTGGGGTGGCAATGCAATATAATGCTAATCCATCCGATGTTAACATCACTTGTGTTTGGGAATATGACGATAGAGACGTATAAGTCACATAAAAAATTGCTTTCCTGCTTAAATAATACTATTTATTTTGAATTATTGTCAATTTAGGAGAGAATTCATGTCCAACTTGCTTAACGAGTCTATCGTAGATGCCAAAGCCCTTCGCGATTCCGCGCTCAAAAACGCTGAATCTGTTGTTATCGAGAAATACGCCGAAGAGGTGAAGAAAACTTTAGAAAGTTTACTGGAACAAGATGAGCCGGGTCTGGAAGCCGATCCTCTTGAAGCAGGCCCAGAATTGGGTATCGACGCAGATCCAGAAACTGAGAGCGAAGACATTATCGAAAACGAAGCCGACACGATTCCACTTGCTTCTACAGACGATTTAGCTAACAACGAGGGTGATAACTTAAATTCTCTTGCCTCCGAAGGCGAAAATGTTGAAGTTACCATCGATTTAGGCGCTCTCCAAGAAGCAATCGAAGCACTTTCCAGTGATATCGACGAAGACATTGATTTAGAAATCGAAGATGATTCCATTAACGAAGAAGAAGTTAATGAATATTCGGCTGGCTTCCAAGATGACGATGATGCTTACTATGATTGCAAAAAAGCACACATGAAAGATGGCATGTCTCAAGATGAAGCACACAAGAAGTGTGATAAAGCCAACCCCCGTTACAACATGGAAGAGTCTGAAGAAGAACTCTACGAAGAAGACACCGAAATTGTTGATGAAGAAATCGACATGGATGGTCTTTTTGATTCGGTAATGGAAAAGCTCACTGCTGATATGAAAGCAGAGATCTCCGGCTGGGCCGGCCGTCCTACGTCACAATTGAAAGACGAGCAAGAAAGAGAGCTTGCAAATGAAGCCTCTACCGAGACTGAAGAAGAATCAGTCGAAGAAGAGCAAGAAGAAGTTAATGAGTCCAAGGAAACACTTGAAAAGACCCTCGCAAATAATGAGAGCCTTAAAGAAGAATTGGTGAATTATCAGTCCGCTATGGAAGAACTCAAAGAAAATCTCTATGAAGTTAACCTTTCTAATGCAAGACTGTTATATACGAACCGTGTATTGAGAAATACCTCCCTTAATGAGCGACAAAAAGATAAAATTGTCGAAGCTATTTCCGGCGCGGGTTCAGTCACAGAAGCAAAGACTATATTTGAAACGCTTCAAAGCACAATGGAAGCTAAGCCTACGCGAAGCCCTAAGTCATTGAGCGAAGCAATCAGTGGTCGTAATTCTGTATTAACCGCGTCTCGTAAAGAGACCAAAGTGGCCTCTCAAGATCCATTCTCGGATCGTATGAGAAGGCTTGCTGGAATAAAATAAACACAAATAAATTATAAAAAAAAGGAGGTGATTTTATTATGTCTAGTATTATCGAAAGATTGACCGAAGGTGTGGTCAACAGAGATATGCGTGCAGAAGGTGGTGCTCTTCTCTCTAAGTGGGAGAAAACCGGTCTTCTTGAAGGTCTTACCGGCGACAACAGCCGCAAGACCATGGCACGCCTGCTTGAAAATCAAGCAAAGGAACTTCTTCGTGAAAGTTCCACGATGGCTGGTGGCGATGTTGAAGGCTTCGCTGCTGTTGCTTTCCCCATTGTACGTCGCGTCTTCGCTGGCCTCATTGCCAACGATCTCGTCGCCGTGCAACCTATGAGTTTGCCCTCGGGTCTCATTTTCTTCATGGATTTCACTGTTTCTACAAACGGTGCAGGTCTCCCTCGCTTGGGTTACGGCACTGACGGTTCTGAAGAATCCGTCTACGGTGGTGCGCGCGTTGCGTCCGAAATCACTGGTGGTGTCTTGATCTCCGAGGCCAACGCTGAGCGTGGTCCTCGCAACTTGAACAACGGCTACGCTTCCCCAACAGGTTCCGTCGCTGCTTTGGCTATGACGTTCATCACAGCAAGTACATACAGTGCTTCTGCTGGTGCTCTTCCTGACCTTTGTCAACATGACCCTGAACTTGAAGGTGCTCCCGGCGCAACTGTTGCCGTCGCTTCTTTCTCAGTGTCTGACTTGACAAACTTCAACGAAGATGATTTCGTCACTGTTACTCTTCAAGATGCATCTGGCTCGAACGCCGGTCTTAACACTACTAGTTCCGCTGGTGGAGAACAACGTGGTGTCCAACTTCGTCGTCTCACCCGCTTCAGTGGCTCTAGCACTACTACAGGCTTGCTTGTTCTTGCTTCCTATGATGGTTCTGCTACTGCAGCACAACTTCATGGTATCCTTACTGCTTCCGTAGGACACAAAGTTACCTTCGCTCAAGAAGATGACTTCATTAATGGTGGAGCCCTTGGTTCTGTTATTGGTGATGATCCTTGGGGCTTGGAAAACAACATCAACATCCCCGAGATCGACATCAAAGTTGACTCGATTGCTGTTACCGCTGTTTCCAAGAAGCTTAAGGCTAAGTGGACTCCTGAGTTAGGTCAAGACCTTAACGCATACCACAACTTGGATGCTGAAGTCGAATTGACTTCTATCCTCTCCGAGCAAATCGCTCTTGAGATCGACCGTGAGATCCTTGAAGATCTCGTTAAGGGCGCTACCGCTGGTACTAAGTACTGGTCTCGCTCCCCAGGTCTCTTCGTGAACCGCAACACTGGTGTTGAGATTGGTGCATCTGCATCGGCTCCCGACTTCACCGGTACCGTTTCCGAGTGGTACGAGACTCTCGTTGAAACCATCAACGATGTTTCTGCTAACATTCACCGCAAGACCCTTCGTGGTGGCGCTAACTTCATCGTCTGCGGACCTGAAATCGCCAACATCCTTGAGTTCACTGCTGGCTTCCGTGCTTCCGTCACTGCTGACGACGAGCGTGGTTCCATCGGCGCTCAGAAGGTCGGCGCGCTTACTAAGAAGTTCGACGTTTACGTTGACCCATACTTCTTGCGTAACGTGATTCTCGTTGGCCGTCGCGGCTCCTCTTTCCTTGAAAGCGGATACGTGTACGCACCATACGTGCCACTGCAGACAACTCCAACTATCTTTGGACCAGAGGACTTCGTACCTCGTAAGGGCGTGATGACTCGTTACGCCAAGAAAATGGTTCGTCCAGATATGTACGGATTAGTTATCTGCCGCGGTCTTATCGGCGAGAGCGGAAGCTGATTTAAAAATCAGTCAAGCTGACTAAATGCAAAACCCCCGTCATTTGGCGGGGGTTTTTGTTTTTGAGAGTGAAGTATAAAAATGTCAATTTCTCAATTTTTTTTGCCGTCTAATTTTTGAGATTTTCGTTTTGTTAATTTCAAACTATTTACTATCACAGGTTTAATAGAGAGGATATTATCATGAACCCACGTAGAAGATTAATGTTTAAGAATAGAGCACGCGCACGCCGTGACGCTGAAGCTGCTGCTGTAGCACCGGCAAAGCCAGCTCCGGAGAAGGCTGCACCCAAAGCCGCCCCTGTGGCTGCACCCGAGGCTGCTCCTGCACCCGCACCTAAAGCTGCCCCCAAAGTTGCTACCAAGGCTGCCCCTGTACCTGCTAAAGCAGCAACAAAGAAGACTACTCAAAAGAAGTGAAGAGTTGAATAGTCATAAAATTACCCCCTTTCCTTCAAGGATCGGGGGTTTTTTTCATTTAGTTTAATCATACCGAATTTTTAAAGAGGTCATTGATCGCCTGTTTACTATTTAATTTAAGGAACTTTACAAATGCCAACAAATTTATCCCCGCAATCTCAAACGAGTGCAATCATTCTGTCGTCCACTGGCTCCACAACAGAAGTCGCCGCAGCGGTGCCTTTCGGAATGTATACCTCATCGGCAGCCTTTCTTAGCGGCGCCTCGGAGCAAGTAGCTTATACATATAAGAAACTGGGTGGCGATGTTGTAGACATCGAACTTACCCCATCAAACG